ACGCCTTCGTCATCATAAATGGTGGATTTCTGCGCTACCTTTAACAATTCCTCACGTGCTTTCAATTGTGCTTGCAAGTTGCTGTAGTACAAATCCTCTGAATAGTTTAGTTTTTTCGCACCGTCTTTGCGTGTAAATTCCACGTTTCCGAAAGTAAAAGTTTTTGCGGTGTACTTTTCTGCTTCGTCTCTGGCAAGTTCGTCAATCTTTACCTTTGCCTCTTTGAATAGCTTTTCAAGTTTGTTGAATGACGCAAACGCATCTAAGGGGTTTACAACTCCATTTTCAACCGCTTCAACTATTGCGTTAATACCTTGCGTTGTTTTCTCGATTACGTTCGGCTGTGCTGTTTGATAATCGTGTTCTTTTGCTTGGAGGTCAACTCCGAAATCTTCTAAGTGTTCCATTATTGTTTGTTTTTAGGGGTTAAAAATTTATCATTATAATACATTTCGCCAGTGTAATTATAACCGTAAGTTACAATAGAACCTGGATTGCTTTTTGTTTTTTGTTTTACTCCGTGAGCTTCAATTATTTGTTCTTTTTCTAATTCTTTGGCTTTTATTATAGCTTTGTCAAAATCAATACCAATAACAATATAGTTTTCTTTAAGCCAATTTTCTAAATATTCAATTGCTGTCATTTTTTAAGGTTTAAAAGTTCGATGTTTTGTGTTCCAGTAAAGATAAATTTTTCTTTCGCTTGTTCGATTGTACGTTTACCTTCAATGATTGCTTGTTTAATAGTTTCAAAGGTTTTATCGTCGCATTCTGTTTTAGCTACTTTAACGGGTTGCGAAGCGTGTTGACCGTCATCATCAACTGCTTGTAAAGAAAGTAATGATTGAAGCGTGTAACGTCTGAAATAAGTTACTGCACTTCCTAACTGTTGAGGGTTTAAGTTAATTGGTAAATCAATGTAGCTTTCAATTGAGTTACTATCTTCAATACTTGTGATAATAGTAAACACTTTGCCCTCTTTTATCGGTTGTAACAGCACCAAACCTTTTTCAAGTAGGATTGGTTCGACCGCTTCAATCAATGCGTTTAAATCCGCATAAGTGTTTTTAAAGTGTGGATTCTTGGCGTTCTTTGCTACTTTTCCGATTTCGAGTTTTGCCTCGTGTAATTTCTGATAAATGTTTTTTGTTTCCATATTGTTTTTTTTTTTGCTAATTTACTTTTAAAGAACCGTTCAAAACGTGGTTATGTGATGAACGGTTGTATAGGTTTATGAATGGTTATTGCTTACCGAATAACTCATCAAGTGGGTCAATATCTTCTTGAACTGGTGTATTTCCCAACACGTCAATCTTCCACGCTTCTAAGGTGTTGAAATACTTAGTTTCGCCTTGAGGGTTTTGCCAACTTCTGCCACGAATATTCAGATGCACGTCAACTTCTTGACCTACTTTCAAACTATCCAAAATACTACATTTGTCTTGTGTTAATTGGAATAATATCTGTTGTGGATATTGGTCTGGAGTTTCCACTACAAACTCGCGTTTTGAGAATTTCTCACTTACTACTTGTGTCGGCATAATTGCGACAATCTTTCCTGCTACTTGCATTTTATATTTGTTTATTGATTACTTATTTTTCCGCTACAAATTCAGTTTTTAACCATTGTAAAAACGCTCGTTGAATGTTCACTTGTTGCGATTGCGCTTCTAACTGTGCGTCTGCAATTATGATATTATCAACTTTGCGGACTTCTTCAATGAATTTATTTCCACGTACTTTAACCATTCGACAAAGTGGTATATCTTCCATCAGGTCGGCTATTACTGGCAATATTCCAAATACTGCTAATATCTTTTGTTCTTGTGTCATAGTGCTTGTATTTCTTGTTTAACTTGAATCCAATATTTAAGACTTTGATTTAATTTTCCTCCAAAATCAGCAATATAAGTGTCGATAACTTCCCATTGTTGTATTATCTCATCAACTGCAATTAATGCGCATTTTTTGGCTGTATTTGGTTCAAAATAACTGTACTTCTCTACCAACTCTATTGCTTTCTCTTTCGGGTTATTCATATCGGTAATTTTTCGGGGTGTTCGTTATACAAGTAGATTGCCGTTAGTGTTAATAGTGCTACGATGCAAAATATAATAATTGGGTCTTTAAGAAATTGTAATCGTGAATCTAGTTTCATTTTTTAGCTTTATATTGGTTAATAAGGTACTGAATAAACAGCGTCATATTTGCACGCCCAAAAAGTTGCTTTGATTGTTCACGTGCTTTTGTCTTTTGCTCTGGTGTTAATTCGATTAGTGTTTTAGGCATTTTTTTTAAGTGTTAAAATTTTAATAGTGGCTACTATTGAATAAAGAATCAGTAAGTATACGATTGTTCCGCTCATTGTTATTTGTTTAAATTGTTTCTAAATTCAATTGCTTCTTTTTTAGAATAAAATCCTTTAATTACTTCTTTACCAATCATTACTGTATAAGTTGGAAAAGTGTAAGGATTCTTTGTTTTAATAGTTGCTTTCATTTCGTTTGTTTTAAAGTGTTTACAAATATAAGTATATATTTTATATATACAACATATATATACATTAAACTTTTTTATGATTATTATAAATAAAAAAAACCGTTGATTCGGGTTCAACGGTCAAAACCTTTATAGCTCACAAAACAAAGTTAGATGAGTAAAAAACCCTCGAAGTGTGCATTGTAAAGAGGCATCGAGGGTGTATTTAAAATAAGACCCGACAACTGTTCTTAAGGGAAGTAAATTGGGTACTGTTAATGCAAAGATACAAAAAAACCGCCTATCTCTAAGCGGTCGAAATTCAGGCTTTCAACTCCGAATTTATAGTGTCGTTTCGTGGATCAAAGTGTAAGAATAAACCCTAGATTTTTGAACTTCAACAAATGCGTATAATTTATTCATATTTGCAACGGATGCACCTTGACAACCTGCTGACCAATTACCAACCTTATTTCCTTTGCCCATGTAGTGAAAGTTAGTGAATGCAATTTCTTCGTAAATTTTACCGTGAAATTCTAATTGGTTGTCCTTATCATTATCCCTCCAATACAACATTGGTTTGATTTGACGAAATGCTTTTTGACCCATGTGCCCTTTATCCATTAATTGATAGCAACCCCTATATTGTTTGTCGTGGATCATGATAGCGGTTCCTAATTTATTCATTGGCTTCAATCGATAGAACACTCCTGCATCGGTTGTAATTGGAATTATCAACTCGTGTCGTTTGCCTTTATCGTCCCAATAAAATGCGCCACCCCAATCATTGAAGGTGTCCGCTGTGTTTTCGTTGGTTCGCACTCCGAAAAGATTTATCGAAAATGGCTCACGGAATACAACTGCTCCTATTTTTTCCATTCCTTTGATTACTTGGTCGATTGTTGGTTTCATAATTTCTTTATTACAAATCTAATTAAAATAGGTGTAAAAATTCCAATTGCTAAACCAATTAAAAACCAGTTAAAAGGATTACGTTCTTTAGCTTTTGCGAGCTTTACAACTTCTTTAGTTTTCCACTTAGTAACATATCTTACAGTTTCAATTGAATCACGCTGTAATCTGTATTTGTAGCGTATTTCGGTGCGTGTCGGTGGTATTTGTACTTCAGGGCAATTTAAAGGCATCTGAACGAATATAATTGAATCTTTGCCGTTTACCTTAATTGTCTTTTCAACCGTTACAATTCGCTCCGTTGTGTCGATTTTACCTCCTTTGTTTAGGAATTTAGTAAAATGATAGTTAGCCGAACAACCGTAAAGAATTGTAAATGTTAAACACAACCAAAGTAAACCTAAAATTATGATTAGTATTTTTCTAAAGTCTATATTCATTCGTATCCTTTTAAATCGTTAATTACTTGTTCAAATTGCTCATTCCCTTCCATTCCACGTTGGATAAAGTTAATGATTCTGTTTAGCTTTTCAATCTCCTTACCTATCAACTGGCATTTAGTGTATTCGTCAAGCCAGTCCGCTTCTAATTCTTTGATTTTATCCGCTTGTCGCTGGATTGTTTCTTTTAGGTGTCTTTCATTCATTTTAGCTAAATTTAATAATTATTGAATAATCTTCTTTTTCGTAACCAAATAAAATACTATCTGTTTGATTTACGTATCGTATTTTACTACAGAATTTCTCAAATCTGTTATTGTATTTTTTTAATCTTTCTTTTTTATCTACTTTCATAAAATTTCCGTAAATTATTTTTCTAAATCTAATCGGAGTGTCTTGACTTATTTTCATTTCGCTTGTTCTTTAAGTTTTTGAATTTCTTGATTTTTAGCTAATAGTTTAGCGTTCTTACGTTTGTCCTCTGCAAACAAATCTTTAAGCATATCGTTAGCTGTTGCAAGTTGCTCGTTCAACGCATCGTGTCGTTCGCATTTGCGTTTGTAGTACGTTTTTAGCGTGATGTACTTCAAAGTTAACAGAATCGAAAATCCCGTTGAAATAAGCGTTAACGCTCCGATAGTAATTGTGTAAGTGTTCATATTATATTTGTTTTTAGATTTCTTTTATTAAGCTGTAACTTGTTCTAATTTCACTCCCTTCAAACAACACTAAAACGCTGTTTAATGACTTTTCAATAATAGCACATTCAACGCCTTTGTAGATGCAAGGTCTGTATTTAATGAAATACTTCGTGTCCTTTGGTAATTCGTGGTTTTGTTCTACTATCTGATAGTTAGCTTTTCCGTTGGTTTCGGTTTTTAGTAGGTGTGTTTTCATATCTTAGATTTTACAATTTCATGAATAACTCCGTTTATCATTTCTCTCCTTACTTCTCTTTCAGGTTTAGCGCAATCAATACTTTCAACTGTGTAATTAACTTGAATACCTTGCGAAGTAAAACTACCTTTGTCTCCGCCTTGTTTGATTTGTTGTGATGCTTTTTCAAGTACCAAAGTAAGGTAATGAGAATCTTCGCAAGTTAGTGTGATTGTGATTGTTTTCATTCTATCACCTCCAATTCTGCTAAATACAACTCCAGTCTTTCAATCTCTTTTTCGTACTTCACAAGCTGTCTAAATGCGTTTAAAACGTGGTTATTGTTTACGTCTAAGTTTTCACGCATTAAAGAATTTAAAGCTATTAGATTGACGTTCAAAGATTCAATTGATTCTTTCGTTGATTCGATTTCCTTATACAACTTATCCCAATCAAACTCTTTACCATTCTCGCAATCGCATTCCGTTAACTTGTAAGTTACTGAATTTTCAAAGCCTCCAATCGGTTCTTCGTATTCGCCCGTTCCGTCACACCCTCCGCAAACGGTCATAAATTTATCTCTTAGTTTCATACTGCTAATCATTAATTGTTAATTCTAGTCTTTCCATTAATTCCTCAACTACTAACCATTTTTCACAAGCTCTTTGTGTGCTATAATCAGCTGATCCAAAAGCTTCTCTATTCTCTACATAGTTGTTTTTTAATTCTTGCTCATACGTGCAAATAATTCTGATAATTTGATCTTTGTCTAGTTTCATACTGCTAAATTAAAGTTAAAAGCCGTCCGATTTGTGGAATTGTTACGAACGGCTTATTGTGGTTATGAGTGGTTTTGTATTAGTTTAAAAATTTCATTCGTGGCATATAACGCACAAGCAAGCACGTATAAGACAGCGAAGATTATTAGGGTTTTAAGGATTTGTTTCATTCCAATAGTCTTTAAATGTTTCGTGTTTGAAACCAATCATTGGATGAGTTAAACGGCTTTCGTTAAATGCGTGCTCTGTTTGTTGTTTCTCCATTTCTTTGGATTGTTTAATTAATTCCCTTTTATTCAATTCGTTTTTAGGAATTATATGAGAATTTTCAATCAACCATTCTACTGCTGTTTTCATCTCCTTACAATTATTAAGTTTCCGTCAATCTCTTTTGCTGTGTATTTCTCATTCAGCTTTTCAATCAATTCCTTAATTGAATACAATTTTAGTGCGTTGATTCCGTTCAATTGCTTGTAGATTGAAGAATAACTTATTTGTGCTGTTTCGCACGCTTCTAAGAGGCTTGAATACCCTTGTTGAATGTAGAATAAGGTTACTTCTTTTCGTGCTTGTTGGTGGGATATTTTCATTTCGTTTAAATTTTCGTGCGTTACAGATGCGCACCCCTGTTTGATTTTAGTTGAATTTAGGTTGATTAAAAACTGCTTTGTTTTCTTTCCATTCTTGAAATGCTTTTTTTAAAGCTGCGTTTTCAATTTCTTGATGATTTGCATTTTTTGGAAAAAGAATACCTCTATATTCTTCTGCTTTTTGTACTAACTCAAAAGCTCTTTCAAAAATTACGTTTAAAATCGCTTGCTTGTTTTGTTCTGTTGCTTTCATAATTCCTTCGTTTTAAATGTTGAACAAATCTAAGGTTTATTTTCCATTCGGCAAAACATTTTCCTAATTATTTTACAATTATTTTTTAACTATCTGAAAATTAGGCATAAAAAAAGCCTACTTCGTGAGTAGGCTACGCAACTTTAAGCAATGCGATTGGATAATTTGCTAAGTCAAACACAATTTTTGCAATGACAAACAAAGATAAAAAAAGCCGTCTGAATTAACAAACGGCTTTCCTAACCTTAATAAAAAACGAATATGAAAGTGTAAATTTACTAATTATTCCTTATCTATCTTCTTATTCCAAACATTTAAACCGATTGCTGTGGCTGAATAACCTATAAAAATCAAAACTATATCATAATGAAATCCAGAAACCGCTAAACCAACGGCAACCCAAAACGCTGTAAATGAAGCTACTCGTTTCTGTTCAAACGTTCCTTTTGGTGCGAGTGTGTCGTAAATTATTTTTTTCATTTGGTAAAATTGCAATTAATCGTTTTGGTGTTTGATATGAATTATTTGCGTTTCGTTGGATCAAAACCCTATCTTCATAACAATCGTATAACTTCGCTTCAATTACTTCAATCTTTTTTTCAGCCTTCTGAATCGAGAAATATAAGTAAACAATTGCACTTATAAAAAATAAATTCTTTGCACCGTATTTATGTAATAGTTCTAATCCGTTTTGTATCATTTTGTGTAAAATTCTTGAGTTTCAAAATTATAATAAATTTCTAAATTATCAGGGTTTTCAAGTGTACACATTTCACTAATTGCTAATTCATTTGATTCTGTTGGCTCATCTGGTCTGCAATACAACAATAAACCAGTTTCTTTATCAATTATAGTTTTCATTCTAAAAATTTTGAAGTAAAAAATGTCTTAAAGATATTGAGTCTAAACCCGAATTTAATTGAACGGTTATAAAAAAATAATTATCAACCGTTACATCAAAAGGTGTTGAGCTTAAAGATCCTGCAAATTGAGTGTTAGTTTCAGAAATCGATGACGTAGTAAAAGAAAAGCCAGTTAAATTTCCACCTTCAATAATTAAATTTTGTCTTGAAAAATTCACATTAAGATTAGCTAATATTGAAACCGATAAAATAGCAATTTGTGTTGAACCAGACAATGAATTTATAGTGTTATGCCTTATCCTCAATGCATAGCTATTGTTTGTATTTACTTTTACAGTACTTGCGAATATTTTAATTAAATCACTTGTGCTTAATGAGTTAGCGTTTACTTTAAAGCTATGCAATATGCTTTCAACTGTTGTTCCCGTTACCGACGTGCTACCTATTTTTTTAGATAAAACTAATCCCAACTTCGCTAATATACTGCTTTGCGTTTCGTCACCAGTATTCGTTCCGCTTGTGTTTCCAATTACCGTTAAATTAGCGTCTGTTACGTAACGTTTATTGCTTGAATCTGCAATATCTGCCGTTGTTGCATCCGCACCGCTTGTTACCAATCCTTTTGAATCGTAAGTGATTTTAGTTTTCGTTGCACCCGTAATTGCTGAATTAATTGCAACCGCTCCAACGTCCGAAGCTGTATAACCCAAAAGACTCTTAACCTCACTAACTGAAAGCCCTTCAATATCAGAACCACCACCGCTTTTACGTCCTAAAATTTCATTGTTTCCAATTGAAATTGCAACAGGGTCGCCTGCTCCACTTTGTTTGGCTAAAATAGAATGCGAAGTGAAATCGGATTTTTCCACAAAATCAGAAGGGTCTGGAATAGTTGGAAAAGTCGCAACAGTTCCGTCACCACGAAGATACTGCGCTGTTGTTCCCGTTGGTGTGTTAAACTTTGTATTCAATGCTGTTTGAGTAGCTGTTGAAACGGGTTTATTCGCATCGCTTGTATTATCAACGTTACTTAATCCAACTGCTGTTTTATCTAACGTCTGAAACGTTTTATCGCCACGAAAATACTGCGCTGTTGTACCTGCTGTTATTGTATTTTCCTTCGCATCAACTGCTGTTTTAACCGCCTTTTGGGTAGGGTAAAATGTATCTGAATTATCAGTTAAAGTTGTTTTCTTATTGGAAGTTTTCTCAACCCCCGTTAAATTGATATCTAAACTCATGCCGTAATATTTATTGTTTGATTTGGGTCTAAAGTTACAATACTTCCCGTTTGGTTTAATATACCGTCAACGTAAACGTTTACTGTTGTATTAGGTAATTCTAAATTTTCATCTGTTGTAACTGAATAAGTATCGTTTGAATTACTTACAACAACCGAAGCTGAACCACCCTCACAAGTGTATGTACCTCCTGCTAAAACTTGTATTGTTTCGCTTCCGTCTGTTACCGTAACATTTGGACAACCGCTCGTAAATCCAGTATCGCAAACGGTCATATCGGACGGCATAATAACATCGAATGTCATAGCCCAACCTGCCAACTTATTCTCAAATCTATCAGTAAACGGTTCTAAGGTTGCATCGCCGTCCATCATAATATAGTCAGGGTTTAAATCCCCTCGTTTCATAATGTCGTGAACTCGGTTAAGCGCTTGCAACATCGCATTCATTATAGACGGTTCAAGGTCGTATTTTTCCTTGCTGTCCAAAATGTCCATCGCTAAAACAGTAATATTAAAGCGTTGCATTTTACCTTCAATACTTGCTGAATTAATAATAATATGCGCTAAAGGGAAAATCGTTTGTTTCGCTAAATCAATGTCGCTAATTTGCCCGTCCGTAATCGTGGAAATTAGGTTAGTCGCTTGTAACTGCGCTCTAAGTGTATCAAGTATCTTAAAATAACTCATTTCTTTTCCTTTGGTTTTTCTTGTTCGATTTGTTGAAGGAAAACCATTAATTTTTCAATGTTCTTTTTTGACCGCTTTTTCATAAAACCCAGTTAGTAAAGTTAGTGTCTGAACTCGGATAAATATCACCGTTACTGTTGCTGTTGTATTCAGGAAACAAAGCTTGGTTAAAACACATATAATCAACAAATCTACTGCTGTAATGGTTTGCCGTTTGCGTTTGTTTATCAATCAATAAAGATAATTCTAAACGGTCGATATTCTCGCTTTGTTCTGCGCTGTGCTTATAAACACCTTTGTTTCCAATCGTGTATGCTGAATAAGGTAAATATTCCACCATCGCCCAATGGATCAACATCGGTTTAATATAAGTGTTCACAAGTGTCAAATAGTTACCACCTAAAGTATTCGCAATAATATCTGCTTTTATCTTTTCAAGTAAATCAGTACCTAAATACTTTTGTACGTGAATATCTTGGGCTATCTTAATATATTGAATAAATTTGTCAGGGTCAACGTTACCATTTAAAGACGTGAATTTTACCACGTCATCCCTTGTTATAATTAGTGCTTCTGCCATTTTGTGTTATTTAGGTAAAAATCCTTTGTTTGGCATATCAATTGGGCGCACGGCTACTAAATTCGGGTTGCGAACTCTATAACCTGCTTTTTCTGCCTTGTTTGTAGATATCGTTTTAGCTTTCGGACTTAACGGGTCGATTCCAGTTTTTTCATCAAAAGCAACAAACGTTTTACGCATCCATTTGTGAAAACATGAGCCACCGCCTTTATACAACCATACTGAATAAGTATCTGCCCCACGTGGTCCCCAACCTTTATTAACAGGTAAAGCTCCCATTCTTATAATATCTTCTTTTCGATATAGCTTATTTGCTCCTACCATTTTACGACAAAATTCTCTTGAATTATCTCTTAATCCTCCCTCATAAGTATATCGAACCATAAATTTAATACCGTCAACTTTTGCATCTTGTTCACTTTTCGCTCGTGGGTTTGCTGTTCCCGTTGAAACGAAATTATAAACTTGACTTAATAAGCTCGGTTTTTTATTATTTAATGCTTCAATTTCTGCATCTTCTAAATCGTCATTTTCGTAATCAACTTCGTAACTATCAATCAATACCCAATTATCTGGCATATCTTCGCCTAAATCAATTAACGCTTGTGCGACTTTATCGTCTTCGCTTTCTTGTTTACTCAATTCCGTTCCCGTTTCTTCTTGTTTATCTTCGCTCGATTGCACGTTTTCCAAATCAGTAAACTCCAAAGGTTGTAACGTCTTAAAAAACAATTTAGCCGTATTTCCGTTGAAAGATGTTATTTGTTCTAATCCATCAATCAAAAGTTGCTGTAAAGGTCTAATAACCATATTGTCGAATAATACAAACGCATTTTTTAATTCATCTGCATTGCTTCCGAATCCGTTTGCGCTTCCTAAACCTAAAAGTAAACCGCTTGTAATGGAATGCGAAACCATAATTTTACGCTCACATTCTAAACTCATTTGACTATATAAATCAGGTGCATCGTTCAAAGCAATAGACTCAACTGTTGTTGCTGTTTCTTTGTTATTATTAAATCCAACGATTACTCTTTGACCTTTACTACCAGTTAGCTTGTTTTTAATTTGTTGCTGTAACAAATTTTGCGTTTCGATGTCAGGTTGTCCATTATTAAAATTAACTACGGTCGTTCCGCTAAATCTAGTTTGTGCTTCTCCAATAAGATAATCAGCAACTTCCTCCTCTAATAACGCATACGCCGTTCCTGCTACATAATCGGGCAAAGAAAAATACTTCATTCCGATTGCATAAGGTCGAATAACTAATATTTCTATTTTATCATTTGAGCTTCTAAATGTAGCAAATGGTTTAGGTGGAAATTTCTTAATGTCTTCCCAGTTATTGGAATAGTACCATTTGTTAATTTTCCCTTCATCGTCGCATTTCTCAGGCGCTAAAAGGTTCATATCAATATGAAACGCCTTTAATATTTTATCGTGCTTTTCGTTGTAGTGTACTTGAATTGCGCATTGTCCTA